GCTAGTATCAAAGATTACAAACATATGGTTGAAGCTGATCCAAACTTAAATTATGTTTTTGAAAAGTTTAGGGAGTATTATGATACTAACTATTTAGCTACTATCTTTGCACCAATGTTCCCAGAACATTCACGTAATTGCATATGGCATCTTACTAAGACTGAAACTAATGAAACATATGGTAGATTATTCCCTAATTTACGCGATGTTGAAGGTCGTTGGTCATCCTCTGAAGATTGGAGGGAGTTATGTCCTTAGAACAAGATGTCAGAGACTTTCTTACTAAGTTTGAGATGGACTGCCCTGAAAATGGGCAGTTTTTAAGTAAAACTAACCATGAGCAGCGTTTTACTCATATGGTAGAGGAAGTTTGGGAATACTGCCATTCAAAAACAAAAGAAGATAAGCTTGACGCGTTAGTTGATTTGGTTTATATAGCGATAGGTACATCTATTATGCACGGCTTTGACTTTACTAAAGCTTGGCAAAGAGTACACGAAGCTAATATGAAGAAAGTACGCGACAAAAATGAAGTTTTTAAATCAGGTATTACTAAACCTGTAGGTTGGAAAAAACCTGATCTGGAGGATTGTGTATAGTGGATATAAAAGTATTTAACGGTTTTAAAAGATACGATAACAGGTATGAATGCGATTGCGGTAATTATAAAAACTGCCCGTGTTTTAACTGTAAGTTGTTGAAATATAAACCATTATCAAACAAGTGTAGACAAATAGTATGGAAAAAAGTTTTGGACGATATCCAGTTATAATACTGGACGGCCCTGACGGTGTAGGGAAAACCACATTGGCTAGAGAGTTGTGTAAGCAACTTTCAGGTAAGTACCTACACTTGGGTTATAGGTGGAAGGATAAAATATTTGACTACCATACTGCGGCTATACGTTTCGCATCTCGCAGCACCATACCGGTGGTAATAGACAGATGGTGGCCTTCTGAGGCGGTGTACTCCTCCGTCTTTCGTGGTGGCTCAAAGTGGCCATTACAAGGCCGGTTAGCGGATCGTATAGCCCGGAAATTAGGTGCAGTTTATGTATACTGCTTACCTGATAAAAAACACAATAAAAGATTTGAAGATCTGAAAAACAAAAGATACGAGATGTATACAGATATGCAAGATGTTAGCAACTTATTCAATAAATTATGGTATGGTGATTTAAACCATGAAGATACAGGCAACTATATAGATTTTTTAATAAGATCTGGTGGAGTTAAAGATTTAGATGGCAACATGTATTATAAGATTTCAGAACACGGTCACTACTTAGACTTATATGCTGAACAAGTTATTGACCATTGTAGATTACGACAAGAATTACAATATCCACCTGCATTATTACATAATGAGTGGAATCTAGCAGGCCATTTAATGGGTTCAGAATACTTAATTGTAGGAGAACAAGTTAACCCTAAAAGTCGTGAACTTTTTTGGCCATTTTACGAACATAAGAATAGTAGTTTATACTTAACAGAATGTCTTCATGAAGCTGATATTAGTGAAGATAAACTAATGTGGTGCAATGCTTTTGACCACACTGGTGAATTTAATAAACATATAGGCTACCTGGCTGAGGCGCTTAAGGTAGTTACTCTCGGGGGACATGCGGCCGATGCCGTAACTGAACATGGAATCGCTATCCATAAAGAGTTACCGCATCCGTCGTATGTTAAGCGATTTAAAAAAGTTAATTTAGTGGAGGCACTTAAACATGCAATATGTTAATGATGTTTGGATTGAGACGTTGAAAGAATGTCTAGAACACGGCAGAGAAGTAAGTCCTCGTAGAGATCCTACGAAAGAGTTTACTAAAACCACTGTTATAGACATGAACTACCCAATCTTAACAATAAAAAAGAGAAAGTTAGGTTATAAATTCATGGCTGCAGAAGCATATTGGATTTTAACTGGTGATAATAGAGTAGAGTCAATAGCACCTTACTCAAAAACAATTAGTAATTATTCAGATGACTGTCTTACATTTTTTGGAGCTTATGGTCCTAAGTTTGTAGATCAATCGTCTTATATAATTAGTACTCTAATTCAAGACAAATATTCAAGGCAAGCTGTATGTAATATATGGCGTGAAAGACCTGGTAAAACAAAAGATGTACCATGTACATTAAATTTACAGTGGGTAATACGGGAAAACAGATTAGATTGTCACGCTAATATGAGGTCGTCTGATTTATGGTTAGGTTGGCCGTATGATACATTTAACTTTAGCATGTTGACGCGATATATCAAGCACTGCTATGACGATATACAACAATATTGGGCCGACAAACAAAAAGAAATATACGAACCATTACAAATGGGCTACTTATATTTACATTCAAGTTGTATGCACTTATATAAAACGAATTTTGAAAAAGCTGAGGAATGTATTGCTGATCCAATTAGACATATAGAACCAGTGATAGAGTCAACAAGCGTTAATAGTTTAAAAAGTATATTATTTAACTTAAGGGAGTCAGGTTTTGAGTGGCCAAAGAATAAGTAAGTCTGAATATTTTTTAGCAATGGCTATACTTGCTGCACAACGTAGTACTTGTGCACGACGTAAAGTAGGTTGCATATTAGTTGACAGTAAAGCTAGAGTATTAGCAACTGGTTATAATGGTGTTGCTTCTGGTGAGACACACTGTAGTGAGATACCATGCTCAGGAGCTGATCGTAAATCAGGTGAAGGTTTAGATGATTGTATTGCTATACACGCAGAACAAAATGCTATCTTGCAGTGCAAGAATGTAGATGAAATTAGGACAGCTTATGTTACAACAGCACCGTGTGTTAGTTGTACTAAGCTATTATTAAACACGTCTTGTCAGACGATAGTTTTCTTGGAAAGCTATCCTAACTCAGGACGAAAAATATGGAATAGGAGTTGGATTAAACATGGACCAATTGAACATGTTCTTGCCAAAGTCTTCTTGGAAACCACCTAAGGATTTCCCTGAGCTTAAAGATGCAAAAATAATATCTTTTGATGTAGAGACACACGACCCTAACTTAATGACGTTAGGACCAGGTGGTGTAAGAAATGACGGTAAGTTAATTGGTATATCTGTTTGTAGTGATACTGGTTTTAAAGGCTATTTCCCGATCGGACATCCTGAAGGTAATTTAGACCCTCATAAAGTTTTAAAATGGGCGAGAGATATTTTTAGTGTAGAAAGAGAGTATGTTGGTGCAAACATATTATATGACCTTGAGTGGTTAAAAGCTAATGATGTTGAAGTTAAAGGTAAGTTTAGAGATATACAAGTTGCTGAGCCCCTAATGAATGAAGAACTTGATGGTGGTTATAGTTTAGAAGCACTTTCTAAACGTTATTTAAACGAAGGTAAAGACGAATGTTTGTTAAAAAAAGTTGCAAGTATTTATAAAGTTGATCCTAAATCTGGTTTATGGAAGTTACCGAGTCAGTACGTCGGACCTTATGCAGAAGCTGATGCTGAATTACCATTACGTATTTGGGAGTTACAAAAACCTAAACTTGAAGAACAAGGTTTGTGGGATATATTTGAACTAGAGTCAAATCTAATACCCGTTATTCTTGATATGAGATTTAAAGGTGTAAAAATAGATATAGAAGGTGCTGAGTTATTAAACGATCAAATGCTTGGTAAAGAAAAACAAGGGTTACGAGAGATAAGGAAGGATTGCGGAATGATTGTTGACCTATGGTCTAATGATGCATTAGCAAAAGCGTTTGATAAGATGGGTATATGGTACCCTAAGACAGCAATAGGAAACCCATCATTCGTATCTGATTGGTTACAAAACCACGAACATGAATTTCCTCGTAAGATTGCAGCTTGGAGACGATCTTGTAAAATGAGACGAGATTTTATAGAAGGTATCTGCTTAAATCATTCATATAACGGACGTATTTATACACAGTTCCACCAGTTAAGAAAAGATTCAGAAGGTACACGTACAGGTCGTTTTAGTTCTAGTAATCCTAACTTACAACAAATACCAGATGACCCGTTAGTTAGAGGTTTATTCATACCTGATGAAAATCATACGTGGGCTTGTTTAGATTATTCGCAACAAGAACCTCGAGTATTGCTTCATTATGCTTATTTAAGAAAACTAAGAGGTGCTGAAGAAGCTATAGAAAAATTTAGAGAAGATCGTAATGCAGATTTCCATCGTATTGTGTCCGAAATGGCAGGCATCCCCCGAAAAGAAGCAAAAACGATCAATTTAGGCATGTTTTACGGAATGGGTATTTATAAGCTTTCACAACAATTAAATAAGACAATTGACGAAGCTAAGCCATTGTTTGAACAGTATCATTCAGAAGTTCCTTTTGTTAGAGCATTAGCACAAGAATGTAGTAATGCCGCTGGTACAAGAGGTTATGTTAGAACATTACTTGGTAGACAACGTCATTTTGATATGTGGGAACCGGCTGACTTTAAAAATAAATGGCCGAACAAAGAGATACCATTAAATAAAGAAGCAGCTTTAAACGTTTGGTCTGATCGACCATTACGTAGAGCTTACACACATAAAGCGTTAAATGCATTAGTACAAGGATCTTCAGCTGATATGATGAAGAAAGCATTAATAGAATTACATAAAGAAGGAATTACACCACAACTTACAGTACATGATGAGGTTGACTTCTCATTTATTGATAATAATGAAGTAATTATTGCTAGAGAAATTATGGAAAACTGTGTAGAACTTGAATTACCTTTAAAGGTAGATGTAGAAATTGGACCTAACTGGGGAGATATAGAATGAGTATAACTAAAACACCTAACGATCATAGTTATTATTACTTACAAAAAGCTAAAGAAGAAGCTAAAAAACGAGGACAAGACTATGATAAACTAGACGCACTAGAACGAGCTTTTTATGATTCAATAGTGAGGTTAAAAGATGACTGAAGTAACCTTATGGGGACTCCTAAGAAAAAATTTAAAAGGACACTACCAACGTATAGAAAATGCAGTTGGTACAGGTACACCTGATGTGTGTGGCTGCTGGAGTAACACAGATATTTGGATTGAGTTGAAAACAGTTAAAGGTAATAATATGCTGTTTCAATGGTCTCAAATAGCCTGGTTTAAAAAGAGACATGAAGAGTTGTCTACAAACATTTGGGTTATTGCTAGAAAAGGTACAACTATCTACGCATTTAAAACGTATAGTTTATTTGAACCAGAAGATCGTATTAAACGTGCAGTAGAAAACGCGAGAGTAAGTCTTAAAGATATGGAACATGCCGTACATGTGTGGGATAAACCATATGACTGGGAGGATATACAGCAGACTTTATTTGCTGGTACACCAATATATAATGATTATTAAAATAGAAGTTAACTTCTATTTATAGTTATGATATAATAATTATATATAGAAAGTAATTAGAAAGGAGATGTTATGACTGTATATGTAGTACAAGAAGTGCGCAATATGAACCTCTTACCAGCGTTGGAGTTTGGCAAGATAGAAATATTGTTACCTGAAGGTCAAGTTGTATTTTCTACACAAAAGACAGTACAAAGACTCGTTTCAGGTTTGAGGAAATATACGTTCGAGGATTATCTCTTAATGATAGGTGATCCAGCTGCTATAGCTATGACTGCCGCTGTTGCAAGTAAAGTGACAGGTGGTAAGTTTAAGTTATTAAAGTGGGATAAACAGGAAAAGAAATATATTCCTATAACTGTTAACATAAATGAGGTATCGTAATGGATATTAAAGAAGATAAACAACTAAAGGTAGTTGCTGACTTAGCGAAATACCAAGATACTCTTGAGACAAAGATCAAAAGAGCTGAGGAAGATCTCGCTACTCTGAAAGAACAGTTTAAACAAGTATCTCAGGTAGATTTACCAGAGGCCCTTGCAGAGACTGGTTTGTCAGAAGTAAAACTTGTAGATGGTACAAAAATTACTGTCCAACAGTTTTATAATGCATCTATTCCTAAGGATAAAACTGATGAGGCTTTTAAGTGGCTTAGAGATAATGACCATGCAGATCTTATCAAAAATACTATTAGTTGTGATTTTGGACGTGGTGAGGACGGAGATGCTAAGATTCTTAAAGAATCTTTAACTAACTCTGGTTTATCGTTCACGGACAAAGTAGGGGTTCACCCACAGACGCTTAAAGCATTTGTGCGTGAGCAAGTAGAGTCAGGACAGAAACTGCCCCTGGACTTACTCGGTGTATATATTGGGCAGAAAACTAAAATAATCAAAGGAGGTTAACATCATGGCTCGTGATGTAGCTAACAAAAAGAGTAATCTACCTGCAGAGATTAATTTTGCTGAAGATGCGAATGCAGGTCTAACCGATCTAACTTCGCAAGACATGGCTATTCCATTTTTTACTTTACTGCAAAAAATGAGCCCTCAATTAGATACTGTTGAGGGTGCTAAAGCTGGTCAAATATTTAATACTGTGACAGAAGAAGTTTGTGACGAACTTCTAGTGCTACCGTGTGCTTATAAACGTGAGTTCGTGGAATGGACACCACGTGAGCAAGGCGGTGGTTTGGTCGCACAACACAGTATTGATAGTGATACAGTTGCTAAAGCCCGTCGATCAGATGATGGAAGACTGATCTCTGAAGCAGGTAATTGGCTCGTCGAGACAGCATATCATTTTGTCTTGGCAATGACTAAAAATGGTGTTGAACGTGGTTTACTTACCATGACCAGCACGCAGCTTAAAAAGAACAGACGTTGGAATTCACTAATGTCTGGCATTAAGTTGCAAGATGATTCTGGTAAATCGTTTACACCGGCAAGGTATAGTCACTTCTATAAATTAACTTCAGTTCAGGAATCTAACGATAAAGGTTCTTGGTATGGCTGGGTTATTGAGTTAGAAGGAAAAGTATCTGATGCACAAATGTATGCAGCAGGTAAAGACTTTGCCAGTTCTATAAGTGCAGGTGATGTAAAAGTATCAGCACCGGTACAAGAAGAAGAAACAAAATCTCACTTTTAGTAGTTGTAGTGAGATGGGTGCAGGTTACTCACATTGCCTGCACCTTTTTTAAGGGTTATTATGGAAAAAGAATTTAACAAATTATTTTTAGGGTTGACGAGAGCACACGGTAGATATACACTAACCGGTGATAGCCGATCTGACGGTAAGAAAAAAGGTAAAGCTACAACTGTTAGAGAAGACGTAACACTAGAAAAATGGAAGGAGCACTTAAATGGAAATAAAGGACTTGGAATTATTCCTATTAATGATGATTCTCAGTGCCGTTTTGGCGCAATCGATGTAGATAATTATAAGGACTTAGACTACAACCAAACATTGGATCGAGTCCGCGCGCTCGACCTACCATTGTACGCCTGTAGATCTAAATCCGGCGGTGTCCACTTATATTTGTTCATGAGCGAGTGGGCACCCGCTAAATTAGTACAAGATAAATTAAAAACGTATGCAGCCGCATTAGGTTTTGGCGGATCTGAAATATTTCCTAAGCAAACAGAGATATTAGCAGACCGTGGTGATATAGGCCAGTGGATTAATATGCCATACTTCGGTACAGAACGATGGTATGACGAAGTCCCACCACAAGAATTTTTAAAGATGATTAAGCCTATTACAATAAAAGAATTAGAAGATAAAACAGTAGAAGTCAGTACTGAATTTGAAGATGGACCACCTTGTTTACAACACTTAGCACAACAAGGATTTCCTGCTGGAACTAGAAACAATGGTTTATTTAATGTGGCAGTATATTGCCGTAAGAGTAATCCTGATAATTGGAAAGAAGATGTAGATAAATATAATGTTAAGTGTATGGACCCACCGTTACCATCATCAGAAGTACAAGGTGTTATTAAATCAGCTAGTCGTAAAGATTATCATTATACTTGTAGTCGTGCACCAATAGCACCACACTGTAATTCACCTGTTTGTAGACTACGTAAACATGGTATAGACGATAATTCAGATATGCCTACAGTTCATAGTTTAACGAAGTTTGATAGTAATCCACCGATCTGGTTTTTAGATATAGAAGGTGGTGGTAGACTAGAATTAGAAACAGATGACTTACAGAATCAAAGAAGATTCCAACGTAAATGTATGGAAAGATTAAATATGATGCCGTCAAAGATGAATGAGCAAGCTTGGACAAAACTTATTAATCATCTTATGGAAAACTTAACTGTAATTCCTGCCCCTGTTGATGCTAGTCCTGTTGGCCAGTTATATGAGCACTTAGAACGTTATTGTACTGGCCGTGTACAAGCACGAAATAAAGATGAGTTACTACTTGGTAAACCATGGCAAGATAGTGGTAGACATTATTTTAGAATGTCAGATTTTATGGCTTACCTCGATCGTATGCATTTTAGAGAGTATAAAGTTAACCAGGTTACTGCTATATTGAAGAATCAAAAAGCAGAACATCACTTTTTTAATTGCAAAGGTAAGGGTGTTAACTGTTGGTCAGTACCAGAATTTGAATCACAAAAAGATAGTTTTGACGTTCCACCTGAACTGGAGGTAGAAGATGCTCCGCCGTTCTGATTGGAATGTTATATTCGGCCCACCTGGTACAGGTAAGACTACCGCGTGTATGAATGAAATTAGTAAGTTATTAGATGAAGGTATTAGTCCTAGTTCAATAGGTTATATTGCGTTTACTAAGAAGGCAGCAACTGAAGCAAGAGTTAGAGCTGCTAGTAAATTTGGTTTTAAGAAGGATGATATGCCTTACTTCAGAACAATCCATAGTTTATGCTTTATGCAGCTAGGTATACTTCCACAACAAATGATACAAAAATCTCATTATAGACAATTAGGTGATATGTTAGGTATTGAGATTGGTGGTAATAAAATGAATGAAGATGTTTACTCAATGAGTATGCCTGTTGGTGATCGATTATTATTCCTAGATAACTTATCTCGTATTACTAAGACTAGTTTAGAAGATATTTATGATTCAGTAGTTGATGATGATTTTAATCTTGAGGAGTTAATACTAGTCTCAAAGAGTCTAAAGAAATATAAAGAAAAAATGAGACTATTAGATTTTACCGATCTTTTAGAATTATACGAGGACCATGGAATTATTCCTAAACTACATACTCTCATTGTAGATGAGGCACAAGACTTGTCTAAATTACAATGGCAAGTAGTACACCGTGTAGCTAGTAACTCAGACTATGTGTTTGCAGCAGGTGATGATGACCAAGCTATATATCGTTGGGCAGGAGCTTCTGTAGAGGATTTTATAAAGTTAGAAGGCAATAAGAAAGTTCTCGACCAATCGTATCGTGTACCACAAGAAGTACATAAGGTAGCAACAGATCTTCTATCATATATAAAAAATAGAGTTGTTAAGATTTTTAAACCATCACAAACTAAAGGTGAAGTTCACCATCATTTTTCTGTAGATGATATTGACATGTCCAAAGGTACGTGGTTATGTCTAGCTCGTAACTCTTTTCTCCTTAGAGAGTACGAGCGAGTTTGTGAGATTAATGGTTGGGAGTACGATAGGATAGGTTTTAAAGAAGATTCAGGACGTATACCTAGAATATTAATCAGTACGATACACGGAGTTAAAGGAGGCGAAGCAGATCATGTTGCTATTATGACTGATATGGCTAGTCGCTCATATAAATATATGGAAAGATATCCAGATGATGAACATCGAGTGTTCTACGTGGCTCTAACGCGTGCAAAACAGTCAATTCACATCATTCAACCCAAAGGTCGGATTTATTATGAAATTTGAGTTCCATATGCATGCCAAAATGGACAGGAAATATTATGCCTAATACTATTATATACCCATTTAAAACCCGACCATATGCGCATCAGAGGGAGGCCTGGGAGACTTCTAGGCAAAAGCCTGAGTATGCTTTATTCATGGAAATGGGTACAGGCAAATCGAAGGTAACAATTGACACGTTTTCATACCTTTATGACTCTGGTAAGATCGATTGTGTACTTATTGTAGCTCCTAAAGGTAATTATATGAACTGGTTTAATAACGAAATACCTACTCATCTACCTGAGCATATAAAAATTAAGATGGCTAATTGGAATGCCGCCCCTAAGAAAAAAGAAAAGATAGCTTTAGATAAAGTTATGGATGTCTCCCATGACTTGAGAATATTAATTATGAATGTTGAAGCATTTAGTACAAAGAAAGGTGCTAAGTTTGCTGCCTCATTTGTTATTAACTCTCGTTGTTTTATGGTTATAGATGAATCAACTACTATTAAAAACCCATCAGCACAACGTACTAAAAATATTTTACGTGTTGGTATACATGCTAAATATAGACGTATATTAACAGGCGAACCCGTAACACGTTCTCCATTAGATTTGTATACCCAATGCCAGTTTCTTAATCCTGCTCTATTAGGCTTTAGTAGTTACTATAGTTTTAGGAATCGTTATGCTGTTATGATTAATATGTCTAAAGGTAATCGTTCATTTAAACATATAGTAGGTTTTCAACGATTAGATGAGTTATCAGAAACTGTAAAAGATTTTTCTTATCGTTGTAAAAAACAAGATTGTTTAGATCTACCAGATAAAATATATCAATACAGGTTTGTCGATCTTACTCCTGAACAAAAACGATTATATAAAGAAATATCTGAAGAGTCTATGGCTAGGCTTAAAGATAAAGATATGACGGTACAAAATGTATTAATTGAAATGCTACGATTACATCAAATTACTTGTGGTCATTTTAAACCTGATAATGGTGACGTATTAAATATTAAAAACAACAGGCTTACAGAACTTATGGACGTGCTATCAGAGGCCCCTAATAAAGTTATTATTTGGGCTAGTTATGTCCAGGATATTGTAACGATCTATAATGAAATAAAAAATACTTATGGTCCTAAGTCCGTGGTTCAATATTACGGAGCCGTAAATCAAGATGATAGATTAGAGGCTGTTGATAGATTTCAAAATGATTCTGAATGTCGATTCTTCATAGGCAATCCTCAGACAGGTGGTTTTGGTTTAACCTTAACCGCCGCACAAACTGTTGTATATTACTCTAATAGTTATAACCTAGAGCATAGAATACAATCAGAAGACAGAGCCCACAGAATAGGCCAGCACAATAAGGTAACTTATGTAGATATTATCTGTACAGGAACTGTTGATGAACGTATTGCTAAATCACTACGTGATAAAAAACAAATAGCTACACAAGTAATGGCAGAAGAATGGCAAGAGTGGTTAAAATTAAAATAAGCTCTACCCAACTAAACCTTGATGATTGCCAGTAAGTTCTAAAGTTATAAGGAAACCACACTACTAATGCTGCTAGTATAAAAGAAACTGCTAAGACGTAATCCATGATCGTAATTTACTATACATCGACCTAGGCACAGGAATTCTAACCATATCTTTAATCCATGACTTATCTAGTATTAAACTACCATCTATGTCAGTTTGACTACTATCTCCTGATAAATGTGATACAATGGTAATGGTCTTATCGTCTTCAGCTATAACAATACCGATCGAAATACAATCAGCAAGTTGGGATCGAAGATCCTTAATATCAGTCCAACCATGAGTAGGTGAAATAGCATCCTCCCAGTTAATCATCACTAATTTTGGTAAATTCTTCTTTGCCATATTGTCGTTTCTTTCCATGTTTTTTAACCCAGTCTATACGCCTCTTAACTATCCTACAAGTACAATTAGTGAGGTCTACATATAGTAATTGTACACCTAATTCACGTGCTTTTTTACTAACAATTCTAGATCTGATAGCATTAGACCCATCTTTATTAAACCTATCCTTTTGCCACGACGCTACTTTAACATCTAGGAATAAGGTGTCGCCTGTCTTTTGATGAACGGCGATCATATCTATTGGCCCCTGTGGTGCTCGATTCTTAAATACCCAGTACCCTTTACTAATAAGCCAAGCCTCAGCGACAGCTTCGCCAAGATGGCCCTTATCCGTATGCCTCATTGTGCTAGTGGATTACTACTCTTTTTTTGTAATTGTTCTATATCTTTTTTAATTGCTGTAATTTCCTTTTGATCTACCATTTTAGATTCAAGCACCTCTACTCTTTGTATGAGCTGCCCTTGAAATACAAACAATGAAGCGATTGCAATTACTGCACCGACCGCTCCTGTTATTGTCTTAATGTCCATAGTCTGTCCTCGTATAGTTGGTTTGGATATATATTCCTAATGTCTACATACGTACTTGCGATGTATGTATCTATGTTGGTATCTACTAATTCCGGTTGTATAAATATTTGTGAATTAATCCTAGCATAATCGTCTAATTTTTCATTATTCTTTTGCATTGCTTTAGCTACGATCATTTGCGTAACTTTTAACTGACCATCAATAGATTTAATCTTATCAGCTACCTTAATAGCTATTTCTTCTACATTGACATCAACATTAACTCTCTCACTGTTAGAGCTTCTAGGTTCTTCTTCTGTTGGTTCGACTGATTCGATTGTTTCTGTTTCTTCCGCGACTTCCATTTCTTCAGTAACAGTTTCAGTTTGAGATTCGACAACTTCTTCATATACTTCCTCCGTGATTTCGATTGTTTCTTCTTCAACAACTTCAGTTGCTAATACAATAGTTTCTTCAACAAATTCTTCTTCAACTGTTTTAACTTCTGGAAGAAATTCCTCTACCTCTGTAAACTCAACTTCAGTTGCTAGTACAATAGTAGGTATCTCTGTAAATTCTTCGATCTCTACGGTAGATAATACTTCTTCAATCTCTTCAAAAGCTTCTTCTATGATAGCAGTTTCTGTAGCCGATAAGACAGTATCATCATAAGTCATAGTAACAGATATATTGTCTAGGTTAGGGCCGCCAAGGTAAGCAGGACTATTACCATCAGCCCCACTAATAAAAATATTTCCAATGTTAGAACCAGCCCCTGTATACGAGACAGAATCGCTGAAATCTTTGCCATTAATTCCTGTAACATTTGTTCTCTCCTGGCTTGTTACAGCCAATATATTATTATCTGAATCTCTTATTTGTAGTCTAATTGTAAAAGTATCTGCTGGTCCAGATCCTCCCCAGCATTGTGCTACACCACATTCCCCATTTTGTACTTGGACACTAGAGTTCAGAGTAATACCATTATCGAGCATTCCTTGATTTATGCTATCAGAAGTGAGGGTGAAAGATTGCTCAATACTGCCACTGTCTCCGAACTCTAGGTCGTAGCTGGACCCACAACAATCGTTGAGGACGGTTACATCTCCCGTCGTAGTCCAGCCGCTCGAGTTACCTCCCTCGAAAGTACCATTCGTGATTAAATTGTTTGTAGTTAATTCTTCTGCTAGTGCAGTACTACTTAGTAATATTGCCGCTAGGTATAGGCTTCTCATTCCATGTCATACTCGGTTTAGTTCGAGTACCTCCAGTTAATTCTTTTCTTCTTTTCTCCATCCACTTAGCTTTAGCCTCGTTTCCGATCAAACCATCAATAGGGCACGGGGTCCCTGCGTCCATCATCGCTTGCCATACATTCTCATCTTGACACATTAAACTTATTGCTGCTACTTTCATACCTAGTGCATTTAGTATCTTAGACTTTTTTCTACGCTCACATTTCTCATCCAAGTGATAACTACCAAAAGAACCTGAAAAACCGATCAAAGTTACACCAGCAGCTAATGGTATAACGCAGCTATCTTGACCGTAGACGGACATAGCAGGAGCCGACGAAGGATTCACCGCCGTTTTTTGATTTGTGGAGTTGTTCGTCGTATTCGTTGTTGTGGTGTTGGAGCTACTTCCAGATTGGTACGTTGTAGAGCTTTCGTAACCACCGGTTATAGCAGTATTAGAGCCTGCATTATTTGTTTGAGTATTAGTTGTTGCCCCTGAACTAGTTACATCTGATACAGCAGCTTCAATACTTAATAATATTATAATAACCGTAAGTACTAATATAGCTTTCTTTGTCATGAGTAGTCACTGGTTCCGATTAATAGTGGGGTTCCTTCTTTAGAACCTTTGTTTATTGGCCTTTTTTTCGTAGTATTCTTATTCATAGTAGTTGTTGATCCTAATGGTGCGCTCTTAGTTAATAACGTTTTCCCCGGCTCTTGTTTATTGGTAGGAGATATAGGAAATGGTTCATTAGGATTTTTAGCATCCCAATTCTTTTTAAGTTGTTGTTCTCTAGGACCAGCACCGTTACACATAATTACTTCCTCGTTAGTGATCCACCAAAATATAGCCCAATAATTGAGAATATAGTGTGTGATTGTAAGTTAGTTATATAAATCGTATTACCTTCTTCAAAGTATGAGGTTTCATATGTTTCGCCAAATATCCACCAACCACTACTAGCTTCAGTAACTATTTGATAAGCAACATTAACATCAGTAAAGATAGGAGCAATAATAGGTACTACAATAATAGAAAATACACACATTAAAGCTATCCATCTACGAGTATGCTTAGTATGTGCATCTTTAACATCTCTAGCCTTATCAGTTTGTTTTGCTGCAAATCCTGCTCTTGCCATCAACATCTTTTGTCTTTCAGCTTCTGCTTGTCCTTTCTGTGCCATGATAGACATAATGCCACCTAGTACTGTACTAGCTAGCATTGACAATAATTCCATTGGTATCATTCTGATAACCTCCATCCTAGTATTGCT